GAAGCGTTGCAGGCCGCTACACGTAAGACAGGAATTGATAAGCCATATTTAATCAGCTCAGGGAAATATAAAAGATGAATCCAGCGATATTAAGAGCCAGAGAAATAATGCACAACTTCCGTCTTGACCGTGATAGAAGATATCACCGGGAAGAAAACCTTAAATTGTTTAATGATTTTCTTTACTGTTGTGATTGCAAGGCACAGGGTGACCGGACAAAATATCCTAAAGAAATTATGTCGCATTCATTTTATTACGTTGACAAACGAGGGATAAAGCATTATAAACATAAATGTCCGAAACATAGTGAAAATGATTGACAAAAAATATGAACAAAAAAGGAGAAAACATGGAAAATATAGCATCGTATAAAAATAGAAAAATTGATGTAAATAATATTAAAATAGAATTGTATAATGATCATTTTGAAAACAGCAAACAATATAATATTCCACGTGCTCAATTAATTATTGCTGATATTCCGTACAATATTGGTGTTAATGCTTATGCATCGAATCCGTCTTGGTATAAAGACGGTGATAATAATAACGGGGAAAGTAATTTAGCTGGAAAAGATTTTTTTGATACCGATAGAGATTTTAGTGTATTTGATCTTTTATCATTTTGTACAAGACTTTTAAAACCTGAACCAAAAGAAAAAGGAAAGGCTCCCTGTATGATTGTATTCTGTGAATTTAAACAGCAATTCATGTTAATTCAGGAAGCTAAAAAACATGGTTTAAATAATTATATAAATCTTGTATTCAGGAAAAATTTTTCTGCTCAAGTTTTAAAAGCTAATATGAAAATTGTAGGTAATTGTGAATATGCAATGTTATTATATCGGGATAAACTGCCTAAATTCAACAATAACGGTAAAATGATTTTTAATTGTTTTGATTGGAAAAAAGATACAAAGTCTGAAAAGCTGCATCCTTGCCAAAAGCCAGTAAATACGTTAATTGAGTTAATAAATATTTTTACCGATCCTGGAGATGTGGTCATTGATCCGGTTGCCGGGAGTGCAAGCACTCTCATCGCGGCGTATGAATGCGGAAGACCGTCTTATGGATTTGAAATAAAGAAAGATTTTTATAAATTAGCGTTAAAACGAATTGAAGATTATAAAAAACAATTGAGATTTAATTTTGAATAACACTTGACATTAAACAAAGGGGGTATAGATTAAAAGTATGATAACAATAATTTTAATCATCTTAGTAGTTTTAATTATCGCCGGTTTTGTTGTCAGAGAGTATAGGTCGGGGAAGTGAATAAAAAAGAATTGTGTTGCAGATGTAATTATGAATATGATAAAGAAATGATGTTTTATGTGGAAAAAGCTGTAAGCTGTGAAATTTGCGATTATCATGAAGGCTATGTTTGTAAAGATTGTTATGATGTAAAACTTGATGTTGTAATTAAGGATAGACTGGATAGATGAAAACAATAAACATAAAGAAAGTAATTGAAGAAATAGAGAAATATAAAAGTCATGCAGAAAATTGTTTAAATAATGAGAATGATCCTATTTTTGAACGACATCTGTCTGGTGAAATAGCAGCATATAACGCAGTACTTAATATAATTAAAGACAACATGAAAGAATCTGAAAAAGAATATTCTCCTGAACCTATTTATGACGAAAATTATTTAAATTGGCTTGATAAAGTTCATAAAAATATAAGAATATGAAAGTCTTTTATTACATGTGCAAAAAATGCTGGCACTCATGGAAGAGCCGGAATAAATACGTTATATGTCCTAAATGCAAGGGAAAAGAAATTGACATTGAAGAAGATATATTATTAAGTGAGTAAAATCATGAAAGAACAAAATTATTTAGATGAATTAAGTGATAATTTTGTAATATTTCGGAAAAAAAGTAAAAGAAAGTCAAAGAATTATCCTATGCCTGAATATAATACTCAAGGGCTTACAGGATTTTATTTTGAATCCGATAAATCATTTAGAGAAAGAATTTTAAAACTAAACAAAATATAGTAAATGTATAACTATGGATGAAGTAAAAGAATTATCTGATAAACATAAACTATTTGTAGCTGAATATGTTAAAAATAATTGTAATGGGATGAAGGCTTATAAGGCTGTTTATGATGTTGATAATAATACCGCAAAGGTAAATGCCTGTAAATTACTAACTGACACTAACATTAAGGCTGCTGTAAATAAAGAAATAGAAAGAATCCTTGCTGATAAAACAGAATTGACATTACAGGTAATTAACGAATATAAGAAGATAGCTTTTTCGGATATGGCAGAATATATTGATCCTATAACTGGAGAAAATGTAATAGATGAAAATACAGAAACGGGAGTTATTGAAAGTATTCAATTTGATACTGTAAAAAAAGCTGATAGAGAAGATAAAACGGAATATCGGGAAAAATTTAAATTTAAGCTTTATAATAAACAAGCTGCTCTTGACTCAATTGCTAAATTAGTTATAGGGTTAAGTGAAAAACACGAAATAGAATTACCTGATTTTACAGATGCTACAAAGTCGCTAACTGACCTATTTAATAAAATTCATGGCCAAAATAACACAAACGGAAATTGAGACGTTTATTAAATATCCTCACATATTCGGGCAGTGGTTAGGATATGACCTATTGTCTGATATTCATAGTAAATGGATAATAGATTGCTGGACTACACAAAAAGATTATTCAATGCAGGCGCATAGAAATAGTTATAAAACTACTGCTGTTTTAGTTGTTGGTTGTGTATGGTGGCTTACTTTTTCCAATCCGAATGAAGTTATATTTATAATACGCAAAACGGAAGATGAGGCTTCAAGCGTAGTTAAAGAAATAAGACAGCATTTTGAATCTGAAAAATTACGTTATTTATATTATGATGTTTTAAATGTTAAAAAGATTGAAGGTAAACCCTGGGGTAATTTAAGTCTTACAATATCCACTAAAAATAAAATAACAAAAGAACCCTCTATATCCTGTATGGCTGTTACAAAAGGAATTACAGGATCACACGCTACAAAGATATTCACAGATGACATAATAACGCTTAAAGATAGAATATCAAAAGCAGAACGTAAAATAACAGATAACTTCGTTCGGGAATTAACCAATATTATTACAGTTGATGGCGTTACTGTAAATACCGGTACTCCGTGGCATCCCGAAGATTCATGGAGATTGCTTCCTGAGCCGGTTAAATATCCTGCCGGTTCGATTCAGATTAAAGGATTCACGCCTGAAAAACTTACAGAATATAAAAAGAAATTAGGGGCTTCTCTTTATTCTGCTAACTATGAATTAAAACACGTTGCTGATGAAAATAGAATATTTACCGATCCAAACTATAGAATATGGCCTGAACATATAAGAATAAGTAAAGCATGGCTTGATCCTGCTTATGATGGTGATTGTACAACGGCGTTATCAATGATTGCAATTGATATAAACGGTATTCCCTATGTCCGGGGGTGGATATGGCCTAAAAATGTAGTTGACATTTATCAGGACATTGTTAATAAATTATTGCAATATAGATGCGGCACTTTGTATGTAGAATCGAACGCAGATAAGGGGGCATCCAAAAGAGACATATCAAGATTATATCCTTCTGTTGTTGACCGTAATGAATCAATGAATAAACATGTTAAGATTATAGCATATCTTAAACACATGTGGACTGATTTATATTTTGCGGAAGATTGCCAACCTGATTACATGAATCAGATTTTAGATTATACAGAAGATGCTGATTTGAATGATGCGCCGGATAGTTTAGCGGCGTTAATTCGGGAAATGAAACTGGCAGGATCAAATATCATGGATAGGTTTTAAATTGTTATTGACAAAACATATAAATAATCTGACATAATATCGAGGTGAAATTATGAATTATGATATTGAAGAAATATTAAAAGATATGTGTTCCAGAATACAGACATTAGAAAAAAGATTAGATGCAATGTCTAATGGTAATATATTTAGAAGTAAAGAGATGAGAGAAGCAATACAAAAATTGATAGAAAAATATGCAAAAGAAAAGCAAATTAAAAATAAAGATTTATGGATAGAAATATATAAAAAATTCTCCACGGAGCGCAATGTTAATATATGGCACGAATCATTAAAAAGAGGAGTTTCAAAATTACAAACAATTGAAGATTTGGGATTATTAAATATATTTAGAGTTTATGTTGAAGATTATTTAGGGGAATCTGTAGAAGGTGAGTGGCAAAATGAATTGGATTAAATATCAAGGATTACCAGAAATAGATAAAAATATTATTAAGCCTCCTTTCGTAAAAACAAAATATAGATTATCTGAAAGGAATAGAAGCGAGAGATTATATAAATCAAAAAAATTACATAGAATGATGGCAGTATGTAAAAATAAAAAATTCGATGATGATCATATAGGTAGATTGAAATCTAATACTATTAGTGATACATATGTTATAGAGGCATTATGAACATAGCAAACGCATTTAAAAGACTTACGGGGCGTTTTGATGCTCTTGTAGATCCTGACACAGAACGAGGCGGGGCAGATGACAAGACCGTTCGACTACGCGGCAACCTCTCAATAAATTCTAATCTTTACAACCTCGGCTTATATTATAAAAACGGCTTTTTACAAAACATCATAGACCAACCAGCAGAAGACTGTACCAGGGAATGGATAAAAATTCGCACTACGCTTGATGACGAAGAAAAAGAAACAGACGAAGAAAAAGAAATATCTGAAATGGTCGAAGCGAGACTAAAGGAAATCGGACTTCAGCAGAAAATTACAGAGCTTGTACGTTATTCAAGGATGTTCGCAAAAGGTTCTTTTCTGTATTATGGAATAATCGGCGAGAACGTTCAGAACAAAGCAATACTTAATCAGCCACTACCCGAAGTAATTCAGTCAATAGACTTTATCAATGTAATAGACGATCCTGACAGAGTACAGCTACAAATTGATAATAAAACCGATCCCACAGTCAAGAATTACAATCAAGTACGATTCTTTATGAATGGATTCGAGATTCATCCTTCCCGCCTATCATGGTTGGTAAATTCATTCTTACCAATGCAGGAAAGCGGAATATCAGTTGTACAGACAGTAGAGGACGCAATCAAAGCGCAGGATTCGGCGTTATGGTCGGTATCTTCAATGCTTGCGGATATGGCACTAAAGATATTTAAGTCAGATGACATTGCCGGCCTATCAATAACGGAGAAAGCTAAGCTACTGGCAAAGATCAAGCATTTAACAAACACACAGTCAGTAATGGCACTTATGAAAGATGAGGACTTCCAGAAGTTAATCTGGAATGCCACAGGATTAAAAGACGTGTTTGAGTTTGTATTTGATAACTTGGGCGGTGTTGCAAGGATGCCACGTAGATTATTACTCGGACAGTCACATGGAATAGTGACTGGCGGAGAATTTGACACACTTAATTACTATGCCAACATAGCTAAAATACAGGAAAACCAGTTGAAGCCGATAATTCAGAAAGTCGTTGATATGGTCAAGATTGAGCAGCGGGGGCAGATATACCAGAAGTTAGGCGAGCAAGCAAGCGAAGTCAAGATAGATTTCACGTTTAATAATCTCTGGATACTTGATCCGAAAACCGAAGCCGACACAAATCATGTAAACGCACAGCGTGACCAGATCGATCAGATGATCGGTAAGACAAACGCAGCGGAATTGAGAACACTTGACGAGAGATACAAGGGGCTTGGTGAGTTCGTAATGGACAGGATAAATCTTGATCCTGCTAATTTAGAGTTACCTGAAGACTATAAAAAAGCACAAGACGCAAAAAAAGCCGAGGAGCTTAAAAAGAAGCAAGAAAATTTAAACAAATAGGAGAATTTATGGAACTATCAGAATTAAAGAATAAAGCGTTTGACATTAGGGCAGAGATTGACAAGATCGATGCCGGGATACAGAAAGCAAACGAACAGAAAGCAAAGTTAATCAATGAGTATAATCCTATTGCACAGGAAATATTTAAGATTGAAAATGAAGCGAAACAGGAAGCTAAACCAGAATTAAAAGTCATTAAACCTGAGAATGAATAACAATTATCCTCTACACATAGAGAAGCAGCAAGAACAAATATACGTTAATGCTATCTCTAAACTATCAAGAGCAGTAAACAAGAAAGTCAAACAAGAGTGCAATAATCTTGACTCTGCTAAATTTGCAGAGATAGAAAATCAGATGTACGCAGAACTTACAAAAGTATATCTTACAACAGAATTTCTTACCACACAATTCAATAACGTTAATTATCTTCTGGATGCTTGGGTATATTCAAAGCTGCGAAACGAGATCAGGAAAGCACTGCTTAAAAAACCGAATAAATTTTATAGTGTAGTATTCCAGAAAGATGATCCTTTGATACAAGACTTTATAAATGCATATACACGATCAAATATAGAGCTTGTTCAGACATTAGGAAAGCAGTATATTCCGCAAATAAGCCAGTTAGCGTCAAAGACATTTCTGGAGGGTGGCAGCAGTAAAGAGTTAGCTTATCAGATGTTGAAGTTTACGGATGAGAATAAGAATAAAGCGGCTTTCTGGGGCAGGAACGAGCTTGGGTCGGCTTATTCAGAATTTACGCAGGCAAGACAAACATCGGTCGGGATTCGGGAATATATATGGCGGTCGGTCGGCGACAATAAAGTACGAGAAGCACATCAGGAATTAAATGGTATGAAATTCAATTGGTTACAAGGAGCGAGAGAAACAGGATTACTTGACGATACGCCAGGGGCGCGGCATCCGGGTCAACCGTATAATTGCAGATGTTCCGCGGAACCGGTGATTGAGATATGATAATATATAAAGCGACTAATTTAATAAATAATAAAATATATATAGGAAAAACTATAAGGACTTTAGATGATAGAAGAAAAGCACACATAATAGAAAGTCATAATAGTAAAGTATATTTTCATGATGCTATTCGGAAATATGGAGAAAATAGTTTTTCTTGGGAAGTATTAACGGAGGCAGATTCTGAAAGCAAATTAAACGTATTAGAAAAATTTTATATAGCCTGTTATCGTAAAATGGGAGAATAATTAAATAGTTGACAAATTATCTAAAATATAGTATTGTATATTTATATGAATAATTATACAGTACAAAAATTTTCAGAAATAATAGGCTTTAGCAAATCCACTATTCGCAGATGGGATAGAGAAGGAACGCTAAAGGCCAAGCGAACATCTACGAACAGACGGTATTATACAGATAAAGATGTTCAGGATGTTTTAAGGCTTCCTCTTGAGAAGAAAGATAAAAGGATTATTTTGTATTGCAGGGTATCGAGTCCGGGGCAAAAAGATGATTTAAAGAGCCAGATGAGCGCGCTTGAATCTTTTGCGAGAAGTAAAGGATTGATATTTGATACGGTACAAGAAATAGGCGGCGGCATGAATTTTTCAAGAAAAAAATTTATGCAAATAATAACCGGCGTAATAAATGGCGATATAGAAAAACTTATAATCGCGCATAAAGACAGATTGGCAAGATTTGGATTTGAATTAATAGAAAATATATGCAAACAATATGATTGCGAATTATTAGTGATGAATGACGAGAAACAATCTCCGCAACAGGAGATGGTTGAAGATTTGATGTCAATTATTCACACCTTCAGTTGTCGATTATATGGATTGAGAAAATATAAAAATAAAAAAGAAATATTAAAACTGGTAACAGATGAAACGAAGCCAAAAAATTAGAATTTATCCAAACAATAAGCAGCGGACTTTTTTAAGCAAGCATTGTGGATGTGCGAGGCTGGCATATAATATTTGTTTGAATAAATGGAACGAGGATTACAAAAACAATATCGCTAAGCATAATTATTATTCAATTAAGAAATGGTTCAATCAATACAAAAAAGAAAATTTTTCTTTCATTTATGAAGTAAGTAAATGGTGTATCGAAGCAGCTATTAAAGATTTGGATTTTTCTTTTCAAAATTTTTATAAAAAACACGCGAAACATCCCGTATTTCACAGTAAAAAGCATAAGCAATCATTCAGGATCGATGGCAGCGTAGTAAAAATAGAAGGCAATTATTTGATTTTGCCTAAAAAATTAAAACTGAAATTATCAGAAAATTTAAGATGGTCTCCGCTTAAAATATATAACATAACGGTATCATATATCGCAGGTAAATGGTTTGCTTCAATCAATATGGAAATTCCGGATACTGATAGCGAAAAACAAGTTATCGGGAAAGTAGGAATTGATATAGGGCTGAAGCAGGCTCTTGTTTGTTCAGATGGTCAGGTTTTTGAGAATCCAAGAATTGAAATAAAATTCAGGCAAAGATTAAGATGGCTGCAAAAAGAATTATCACGCAGGAAGAAAGGCGGCAGGAATTGGAAGAAAACAGTTTCCAAACTCCAAAATTTGTACTGGAAAATTTCAAATCACAGGCAGGACTGGATTCATAAAGCAACTACCGCATTGACAAAACAATATCCGATAATTTGTCTTGAGGATTTGAATGTTTCGGGAATGGCTAAAAACCATAAACTTGCGAAAGCGATACTTGATGTTTCTTTTGCGGAAATACGTCGGCAATTTGAATATAAAGCAAAAGAAGTTTGGTTCGTTAATAGATTTGATCCGACAAGTAAAACATGTTCGCAATGTAATTTCGTTCAGGACATGCCGTTAAATAAAAGGCAATTCGTTTGTCCTGAATGTGGTCAAAACATTGATCGTGATTTAAACGCGGCATTAAATATATTACGGTGGGCTACACCGTTAAAGCCTGTTGCCAGGAACAGTAGTTCCTTTGAACAGGAAATAAATATTAAAATAGCGTAAGCTATTTTAGATAAATTTTATAAGGCAGTATTCTTAATAAATGAAAATCCGCACAATCTCACCGCAAATAATCGGAGCTTGTAATTATTATCGCAATATGGGAGTATTAAGCAAACTTAATTTAACGCTTGAATACTCAGATATATTTGAATGGCATACATTGCTTGATGTTGATATTTTATTCCTTGAAAGACCTTATACAGATAATCATTTACTGGCGATTAAATACGCTAAGGATTTTAATCTTAAAATCTGGATTGATTACGATGATAATCTTTTTTGTTTACCGGAATGGAATCCAAGTTATTCAATATTCAGCCAGCA